GTTTGCCGTACATGTCTGAACCGACGTCGGCGATGTTCTGTAAGCGCCGGGAAAAACCATCGGCTCTTTCCGCCTGCTGCTCCTCTATACTTTTATCTATATAGCGCTTTGCCATTAATAGTATTCTCTTTTACGAGGTGGGCCCCAGTCTTCAAGCTCTTCGCCGTCCAAACTAATGAAGCCGCCCTGCCGGAACCGCATAACAGCCATAGTCATACTGTCGCAGTAATCGTCATGATCTCCATTTGGAAACGAGGCAACTTCTTCTATTACTTCTTCAGCGAATTTACGTTCAGGATACCATACTTTTCCAGATTCGAATATAGGGGCAACCATATGCATACGGGTTGTTTTGTCCAACCCACCACCGCCTTTGCGCCGGCCCGGAGCAAAGGTAGTAACCGGCAAATTCTGCAGACGTAACTCGTCCGCTAGCGGCATACCAGAAGCCTTCGCCTCAATTAACATCATGTCCGGTTCCCAATACTCATTTTCCTCTAAAGCAATCGCTTTTAACTCAGGAAAATTCCAGCGACCCTTCTTCGCATCAAGCAAGATCAGATGCTGATCCCCGTCCTCACGAGGCTGAAACACACCCCATGTAGTAATAGCAGAATAGTCAGCCGTCTCTTTTTTGCTGTACGCCGTATCATAAGACTGAATCACATACTCTAGCTTAGGGGTGTCTTCTCGCTCCCACACGTTCCACCATTCACGTTTCACTAATGCTGTAACGTCAGATGTAGGATTTTGTTGCCACTGGGCATTCCACTTTCCGGGAGACAGTGACGCCTTTACCTTAAGTAACTCTTCCTTGGGCCAGAATTCCGGCCACAGTGGTTCCCCCGATGGCATAATCGCAGGGAATTCTACTACCTCCCATTGGTCAGTCATGGTGTCCACGCCCTGAGCCTGCAGTAACCTGCCCGTAATGTCTTTCTTAGACCACCGCGTCTGGACAATAATGATGGCACCGCCCGGCTGCAGACGCTGTCTTGGGCCAGATGTGTACCACTCCCACGCATTATCATAAGCACTAGGGGAAAGTGCGTCCTGCTCCGAGTGAGGATCGTCAATAATTAACAAATCCGCGCCACGACCAGTCATTGCAGCGCCCACCCCAGCCGCAAAATATTCCCCGCCAGCGCTGGTCTCCCAACGACCGGCTGCTTGGCTGTCCTGTTTTAGGTCCGTATTGGGAAAGATCTCCCCATAAATTGGGTCGGCGATCAGATCTCGGACCTTGCGTCCAAATCTTACAGCAAGTTCCGTATTCATGGTAGCTTGAATAATTTTTAACTTTGGATTCCGGCCCAAAAACCAGCTAGGCATAAGATACGAAGCAAATTCTGATTTAGAATGCCGGGGTGGCATGTTTACAATCAAGCGTTTTAATTCACCACGCGCGATTTTTTCTAGCTTTTCTGCAATGATAATATGATGCCGGCCTTCAATGAAGCCATCATATACATGATGGACATACGGCATAAACTGTTCTTGGGCTTTATCGCGTGTCTCTAGGCGCTTGCGCTGTTCTTCCAGCAGCAAAACTTCCTGTAACACTTCTTTTGGCAGAGCATCTAGGTTCATGGTCCAAACGATAATACATTCGAATGAATTTATCAATCAGTGTATTATACAGCCAATCAGTAACACCACACCCCAAAAATAAGGGGGTCCCCCCTAACGCGATGCCAAGCTGGTTGCCAATCAGTGGGAGTAACCCCCGACAAGAGACACGGAACGTGTGCCACAAACTCCGTTTGTGGCCTCGCTTTTTTTCAAGTCAGAAATTTGACGTGTCAGAATCTTGACGTGTCAGAATCTTGACGTGTCAAATAGATGACAAAATAATTGTTGCAGTCTGCCCTAGTAGGGGCTATTGTTGATTATGGGATATATCCCATCCATTAACTAAGGAGAGTAGATATGACTGTAAAACCAAACATGGACTGTGAGAATTGTTGGCTGATCGTGAACGAGTTCGAGGGCGACTATGCCTGTGACGAGTGCGCTGCTGACGCAGAAGAGAATGAATAGTAAACAATCGGGGCGGCTGCGGTCGCCCCAACCATCAACATCGGAGGTTAATATGACTGACAATTATTACAACATCGAGAGCAAGCTTGATATCCTATCGGCTGCTGTGCGGATCAATGAACTGGCAAACAAGTCTGACAGTGTTAAGACAAGAGATGCTAACAGCATCGTTACAAGAGTTGTGCTGGCTTATGTCAGAGGCGAAGTGTTCGAAGAGGCGCAAGTCACAGAAGATCCTGAGCCAAAGACAGAGCTAAACAAGCGGCTTGGTGTATCAGCGCAAAAGCTAGTCAAGGCGGAGCAGTTCTTACGCCAAGGCTTCAAGTCTCGTGTGCAGATTGCTAATCATCTAAGCATCACAACCGACACAGTAAAGACTAAGGTGCTGCCAAATCTGCGCCGGCTTCACAATGTCGAGCGTGAGCGGTTCGGTGTGACAGGTAAATACAAATACCGCATCGCATCACTAACAGCATACAAATAGCCCATCGCATAATGGCAACTGACCGCGTCACTGCGATGGGTTCTCCCAAGTGTGGCGCGGTCTCTTTTATTGGAGATGATCATGACATATGTATCTTGTGACACCAAAACATACGAGTCGTTTGAAAAAGCGTGTGATAGAAAACTACAAAGCATCGTCGGCTTTGGCATCCACGATTTAGCTGATGCAACATGGCGCGACTATTATGATGCTGGTATGTCACCAATCGATGCAATCCACTGTGCTAACGATGACGCATGGGATGGTGAGTTAAGTGAAATCCTACACGGTTAACAACTGGGGCGGCTGCGGTCGCCTCTTTTTTTATCCCGCCAAACTTCGAAGCGGGAGGCGCAGAGCGCAAGGGACACGGAACGTGTGCCACAAACTCCGTTTGTGGCCTCGCTTTTTTCAAGTCAGAAATTTGACGTGTCAGAATCTTGACGTGTCAAATAGATGACACCATGAACCATGTTCCGTGTGCTATGATCCATGAACCATTAACTTTAACTTGGAGATTTTATCATGGTTCAACTTTCATATGTTTTGTTTATCGATGAGCGTTCTTATCGTGGCGAGCGCGAGTTCTTCACGCGCCAGTTCGCCACGCAGGCGGAAGCCCGCGCGTTCGAGCTCGGGTTGCACGAGGGGTCGCGTTGGGATGTGTTAGACTCTGACACGTTCCACGAAGGCACCCCGCGCGATGAGTCTTATTCGCTCGAAGATCACCATCAGGCGTTCCTCGACATGTGGTCGGAGCGCAACGAACGCGGCGAATGGGCGCATCTTTCCCCGTGCGATCCGCGTCAAGAATCTGAATCACTATAACAGAACCAAACCCGGGCTTTCGAGTCCGGGCTTTTCTTTTATGGTCGCCCCTGACAGACAAGGGGCGCAGGCTGGGCGCGCAAAGCGCAAAGATCCAAGGCATTTGAACCATGAACCATGGTCTTTTGACAGTCGAGGGGCGCAGGCCAGACGCGCAAATGAATATAGAACCATCTGCCAAGGTGCACGATGCAAGAACCAAGGAAACCTGAAACAGCCGAAAAGCTTTAATCTGGGACAAATAGTAGTTTTTCCCATTTCCATGCGTTTCTTTTTTATTGCATTGGCTGGGATTTTATGGGATTGTTATTTATTAGGTTAAAACATAATCATTTGAGGGGCTTACAATGAAACCACAAAACTCGATCATATACAAAGGCGCGTCACTTATAGACGGCTCGCCCATTGTCGTTATTGCTATTGTTAAAAGCAGCAATCGCAAAACCGGCGACATGGTGCAAACCTACATTTTAAATGATAACGGCCTTGATCCAATGTTGAATAGCAAGCTAGGCAATGACTTTTCAATCTGCGGAAATTGTAAACATAGAGGCGAAGCATTAACGCCGGCGCATCCAGAATTCGGCAAATACAAAATGGCAAAAGGTCGGACATGTTACGTTGCATTATTCCAAGGCGTTTTGATCACTTGGAAACACTATATGAAAGGCGGATATGAAACGGCACAAGGTCATGAAGCTATAGCTGCATTGGGTGCCGGTCGTATGGTTCGAATAGGTACATATGGCGATGGCGCAGCGGTTCCGTCATATATTTGGGACAGTCTTTTATCACAAGCTAAAGGCCATACCGGCTATAGCCACCAGTCAGGCTTGGTTGAAGTTGATCCAATGCTTTATATGATCAGCGCGGACACAGAAGCAGAAGCCCGCCAAGCTTGGCAATCAGGCAAGCGGACATTTCGCGTTATACAAAAGACAGACGAACTTATAAAAGATTCAGAAGCTTTATGCCCCGCTAGTAAGGAAGCAGGCCGGCGGGCAACGTGCGACACTTGCAAGCTATGCGCCGGCGCATCAGTAAAAGCAAAATCAATAGCAATCGTTCAACACTAAGCCTCGAGAGCCAAGCGGTTTATGCCGCTTGGCTTTTTTCATTTACGGCTAGGGCATAGGCTCGCAGGCGCGCAGGGATTTCAGACATGACGCATTCACAAATCGGATCAGGCCATTTTGCGCGAGGCTCGCAGAGCGCAAGCGCGTCTGACGATGGAAAGAGAAGCGCAGATTTGCTGCCTGTCTCACGCATTAGGAAGAACGACAACCCGCCGCACCTATCATGCGAAAGATGCCATGCGATCTGTGATTGTGAGATTCGGACGCGGTTCTTGTTAATAACTTTTAATTCCACCCAACAAGCTACACCATCCATGACGAGGTATACATCAGGCGCACCAGTTCCGGTTCGGTTTTCAATCCTGTTCCAATGCGATTTTTTCGGCAGGGCTTGCTTGAATGAGTTCCAAAGGTTTTGTTCCGGTTTGGGCATGTTCGATGGCCTCGCCTTCTATGAATGCTGCGGGGTGATTCTTTCGGATTTCGGAAAGCCGCGCTATAATTTCTTCTCTACTGAGTTTGTCTATCTGGTGAATGTGGTTTTGCTCTCGCCTGTCAATTGTAAGACCGCCAAGCGCAGACCTTATCTTTTCAGCGTTGATGGCGGCAGAGAATTGACCAGATTCTTCAGCATTTCTAGAAAGATCAGACAGTCGTTTGAGTTGACCAATGAGCGTCACGCCGTATTTGCGTTCTTTTTCTTCACGAAGTTGTTTGACCAGTTCGACAACATGCGGAAAATCCCTGCCGTTCAGAAACAGGCTCGCAGTCTTAGCGGCTTGACCTTCAGCATAGCCGGCCTTGCGGGCGCACTCCGCGTTGGAGTAAATCCCCTCAACAATATATTTAGCAAACTCGCGCTGGCGGTTTGTCAAAATCTGACCGTTTGGTCGGCCTACCGTTCTTTTTTCGTCCTGTTCCATAATTGCTATTATAGTTCCTGTCATATTTTATTAAAGTATAAACAAAGAAATATCGGGAAAAAGTCAGACTCCGACAGTATCAAGTGTAACGAGTGTAACCACAGTGTAACGAGCAGCCTTAATGATTACAACAGTTTAACCCTACTCGTTACGCCGTTACGCTCGTTACGCCTATTTTACAAAAATAAAAAGCAAGTCAAAAAAATATCACAGAAACACTATGTAGCGTGTTTTTTTGCTTTACATAGCTGGGATTCTATAGGATTATTCCTAGACAACCTAACAAGGAGCATGGATCATGGATCGTGAATCAAAGACTAGATCAACGGCAATTCGCATTCAGTATGTGTGTGATGATTGCGTGGGTCATGGTTATGTGCCTGTCAGTGACAGGGAAGTTAATGCTTGTCCCAAGTGTGAGGGGACAGGTTTAACGAGTCAGCCAGCGGTGTCTGGTTGGTATGATGATGTAGTTTATGTAAAGGGGCAAAGATATGTCAGAGGTTAAGGGATTTTTGGGTAGGGAGTTACCATTCAAATGTATCGTGGGCGATGAGCCGGAGGTCTGTGAAAACATATTCAGTGGTCAGAAGGTGGGTTTGCCTGCCGATGCTGTCGCAGTTTATGACGTTATCATGGGTTCTCAATTGATAGCTGAGAAAACCGATGATCCGAAGCTGCAGGAAAAGCTATATGAAGAAGTTCGTAAGGGCTGTCGTTGGTTCATGAAGCACGAGCCACATGCCTATATGGTTTTGTTGGATTAGGGGGTGTATTGCTAATGGAAGAATTACCATTTGACCATGAGCCTAGTTTAGATCATTGGGCAAAATGTATTGCGGATGATGACATAGCCACCGGATACCACACAAACTGGGATTATGCTTATG